CCACACAACCTAACCTAACACAACCCAATCCAACAATGTTCCACGTGAAACAATGACCCACGTGGGTCGGTAGTGGATTATGTGAAATTATAAAAACACTTGTATTCTAGAATGCTTGTGTTATAATATGAGTGTAAAGAACGGGAGGTTATAATCATGAGCCGAATCTATAAACATGGACATTATCCAAGTGATCTAACTATGGATAATATTGAAAAGGTTGTGGATGTTGTTGAAACGTATTTATGTGATTATAAATTAGCGTTTCACTTAGTCTACCAAAGAAGACACCTAATAAGAATGGATATTTGCAAATTAAATTCGAAATCCATTATAGGCTCATATTCATTTAAGTATGAGACGTTAACATTATTTAAAAGAAAAGTTTTTCAGGGAGTTGTTTCACTTAGTGATATGATTCAAGAAAATGAACGACGAGGATATAATTATGTACAGTAATTTAATTCTTGCAAGTTTTATTATTTGGGTGGTATTATCAGTATATCAAGTTTACCAACAATGCAAAGGGAGATGTAAGTATTATAGAGTGTCAAACAGATACATAAATTTCATTATACTATTAATCATAATGTTATTTATGTGGTTTGTGTTAATAAATATGCAAATTGATGAATTATTGGAGGTGCGACATGTAAAATGTTTATGAGTTATGACTTTTCTATAAAAGCGTATAGGTTGTAAAATTGTTGTTATGCTGATTTCAAAATTAAACAACTTGAAATAAATTAATTAAAAAAGCAATGTTAAAATTAAAAGGAGAAAAATTAATATGGAAAATTTAACAAATGAAGTAATGACAATGGAGAATACAGGTTTAGTAGTCACTGATGATATGACTCACGAACAACGTGTAAAATTATTTAATGCTGTTAACAATGCGGAAGGTTTAAGCGATCAAGTCGGTAAAGATTTATGGTTAACTGGATACATTGTACAAGATGTAGAAAAGGAAAATGAAAAAACAGGTGAAATTATTTGCTCAAAATTAATTACTGTAATTGATAGAGAAGGTAAGGCATATGCTACAAACAGTAAACCTTTCTTACAATCATTGAAACAGTTAACACAGGTATTTAACTATGATTGGGCAAAAGAACCAGTATGTGTTACTATTATTCAAAAGAAATCAAACTCAAGCTCAAATAAATATTTAAGCATGGCTGTTAAATAGCCTAATTAATTAAGGGTGTTAGGCAAACACCCTTTTATTTTTGACTTAAAATGGGGGTGTTTAAAATGGCTAAAATGAGGAAGTCAACAAGAGACGTTAAGCGGTTACGAAATGCAATTGCAAGTGCAAAACGAACTGCTACAAAAGCGCAAAACATGGGACAGGATGTCGTTTTTACGGACATTAGAACCATTAAAGATTTTAACGATCGTAAGGAATTCAACAAATATTTAAAATCAATTGAAAAATTTAATAAAGAAAATAGATACATAAAAAATCGGTACGGTGTTGTGTTTAACCGTAACGACATCGAACAGGCTAATAAGTTGGTGGATAAACAGAACAAGCAAAGAAAAAAGTTAGTTCGTAGTGTCGGTTTAAATAAATTGAAAGAAACAAAAGGCGGTATACCAACAAATATTTCAGTTCGACAGGCTTTATCCGTATTAAAAGATGATAGAGGCGGATTTTTTGAGCCGGTCCACCATGTTAACATTCAATCGTATAGATACCCTAGACAACTAGATAATAGAATAGAGAGCCTAAAAGAAAATACGAAAAAGAAAAATAAGAAAATTACCACGTTTAGAGAAAATTATAAAACAGCTATAGAAAAACAAATACGAGGGCACAATATAACAGAGGAAGAAGGACAACAAATTTTAAAAGATATGAGATCATTATCAGATAAAGAATTATTGAAATGGTTGTATCAAGAACGAAAAGCGATAAATACTTTTAAATATTTGGATTTAAGCCGTGAATATACAGAAAATCAAAAATTTGTGAACGAGCAATTAAGTAAAGCTATAAGAGAAGATTTAAGCGATGTAAAAGATAGTTTAGCTGTATTTACCGGAAGCGCCTATGTTAGTGACGGTATGGTTAAGTATAAATAATGTAAAGGGGGTTGTGGTATGGCAAAGAAAAAAGAGCACAAGGAGATTTGGGCTTGTGACTTTGAAACCACGACCGACCCTTTAGACTGTAGAGTTTGGGCATGGGGTGCAAGTTTTGTTGGTGATTCAAGTATAAAAGAGTATGGGAATACTATTGACAGCTTTATAGAATGGTGTAAACAGAAAACACGTAAATTATATTTTCACAATTTAGCTTTTGATGGTGAATTTATTGTAAGTTGGTTATTATCAAATGGTTATGAATATTCGGACAAGCCTAGAACCGGAAGCTTTAAAACAATTATATCGAATACAGGTTTATGGTATTCGATTGAAATATGGTGGAAATATTCAATTTATCGGTCAACAAAAACTACAATATGGGATAGTTTTAAATTAATTCCATTTAGTATTGAGAAGATTGCACATGATTTTAATTTACCAATACGAAAATTAAAACTAGATTATAAAGCTAAGCGTGAGATAGGTCACGTGCTAACACCACATGAAGTTGATTATCTTTTCAATGATATTGATATTGAAGGTATGGCATTGAGTGAATGTTTTAAGCTTGGATTTAATAAAATGACAGCCACTATCTGTAGTTTTGAAGCTTTCAAAAAAACACTACCTATGAGTTTTGAAAAAATTTTCCCACCGTTAGAAATGAATGTGGATACAGATTTAAGACCTGCTTATAGTGGTGGTTTCGTTTGGGCAAACCCGGAACTAAAAGAAAAAGAGATAGGGAAAGGGATTGTATTTGATGTAAACTCGTTATTCCCTAGTCGTATGTATTATGAATTATTGCCGTATGATACACCTATTTATTTTGAGGGTGAATATCAACAGGATGATGAATATCCGCTGTGGGTAGGTGTTATTAGTTTTGCCTTTGATATTAAAAAGGACCATATACCATGTATTAGTTTAGATAAGTTTTCTAGATTTTTTGGGAGTAAGAAATATGTAGATAGTTCGAAGGGGGATATTGTGAGAATGACTGTCACAAGTGTTGATTGGCAGTTATTCAATGAACAATATGATATTTATGATGTAGAGTTCATTAATGGATATAAATTTAGGGGTTGTGTAGGTATTGCAAGACAGTTTATTGATGAGCAAATGGAAGTTAAAAAAAATTCTAAAGGTGCACAAAGATTTATTGCAAAAAGACAATTAAATTCAGTGTATGGAAAATTCGCAACAAATCCAAATGTAACACCTAAAATTCCATTTATTGATAAAGATGATGGGGTTTTACGTTTACATGACCCTATGTTTACAACTTATGAAGATGGAGAAGTGAAAGAGGTTATTGACGAACAATTTCGCGATCCTATTTACCTTCCGTATGGTGAATTTGTAACCGCATATGCGCGTAAATATACAATTAGTACCGCACAAAAAGTAGGTATTCATAGAGTCGCATATATTGATACGGATTCAATACACTTAGTAGGTACACAAGTTCCTGATGCAATTACAGATATTATTGATGATAAGGAATTAGGTTATTGGGGTTTAGAATCTGTATTTAATCGCTCTTATTTCATTGGTGCTAAAAGTTATGTTGAAGAAATTGAAATTAGTTATAAGGACTATGTAGAACACCAACAAGAATTTATTAGTGAAAACGATTGTAAAGATAAGTTGTATTATATTCGTGAGGGCGTTTGCTATTATTTAAACGTTAAATGTGCTGGTATGACACAAAAGGCGAAACAGAATGTAACATATGATAACTTTAGAGTTGGAAATGTTATTAATGACTGTTTGAAGAAAACACATGTACCAGGTGGCATTGTGTTAGTTGATAGACAATTCAGCCTTAAAAGTAGATAGGAAGGTGATAAGGTGATAAGTGTTTTAAATGTCATAATAAAATATTTAATTATGGCGTTGTGTTGTTTGGGTGTTACATTTCTATTTGTTGTGTATGCTATAGGAATGTTATTAATAATTATTTGGATTATAAAGGAGTGATATTTATGAATTTATTGTTAAATATAGTAGTTGTTGTTTTCGTTGGTTTGATTATGGATTATAGTTATACTCATTTACGAAATGAAAATAAAACCTTACGAAAAGATGTTGATAAACTACAATATCAGATGTTGACTTATGAAAATGGAGGAATTTTTGAAGAGTGCGATAAAAGGTTAAAAGAATTTAATGAAATCATGTTTGGAAGTCCTCCATTGAAAAATAAAGTTGTTATTGTGAGAAGTATAAAAGACTATGATTATAGCGCCTATAGAAAAGATATTGACGCATTAAATGAATATCTAAAGGATGGTTGGAGTATTGTTAATCATGAAACAAATGAATTTGTACATACGTATATACTAGGTAAACCGCTTGTATGGTGTAAAGAAAATGGAGGTGATAATAATGCTGAGTGAAAAATCGAAAGAAAATCGAAATAAATGGTATCGAGATCATGTTAATAAGTATTGTGTATGTGTTAACAAAGATGAAGTTGAAGTTGTTGATTATATTGAGTGTTTATTGAAATCCAAAAATTTTAGTAAATATGTTAAAGATAAAATTAAAGAAGATTTGAAAAAATAAAATAACATGTTATTATTAATATGTAAGGAATAAAGATCGGAAATCAGACATGTATGTTAGGGTTACTTGCGGTGAAACGTACTAACAACATAATTAGGAATAGTAATCTAGCTGGTAACACTTTAAACTTTACAACCTCTATTTATGAAACCCTCTTAAAAGAGGGTTTTATTTTATATTGACTTTATAACATTAATATCATATATTTATAAATAGAAGGGATGTGTAAATATGGAACGTGATGAGTTAAGAAGTAAATTTACGGATGTGTTAACAGTTGAAGATCAAGCGGAACGATCAACTATGTTAAATGACATGCGAGCCGAAGTTGAAAAAAACTTTAAAGAATTAGATGATTTAAAAGCTGAAAACACAAAATTAGTCGAAAAGAATAATTCTTTGACAGAGGCTAACAGTAAATTATTCATGCAAATCGGCGTTGAAAGTTCCGGTGATAATAAGCCGAAACATAAAAACCCAATGGATTTAAGAAAATTAGGCATTTAAAACGAAAGAGGTGATTATATATGTCAAGAACAACAGGAAAAGACGTTGCAAAAGCGATTCAAGAAGATTTAGGATTGGAAACACAACCAACAGGTCAGGAAGTCGCAAGTGCAATGTATCGTGTTTCTTCTCCAAATTTTCAATCGACAATTGGAGATCCTAATGAAGTTTCATCATTAGAATTTATGAATGGATTATTAGAATATCCTGATAGTTTAGGTGTTGAGTTCATGAATTTAGCAACTCGAATTGGTCGAGTTATTGCACACCGAAATATTTTAACAAACAAGTTGGCTCCATTTAAAATGGAAAATATGGCTTTAGGCTATACAATGGAAGAATATTTTGTTGAGTGTGCAAAAGAACATGCTTACGATCAAGCCAACGCGGAAAACACTTTATTTAAACGTGAATTGCCGGATATTAAAACAGCATTTTATGTTGTTAACCGTAAGTCATATTATCCAGCAACAATTACAGATGATGATATGCGTAGGTATTTTGTGAGCTGGGACGGTGTAAATAGTTTGATTGCTCGTATTGTTGACTCTATGTATAATGGTGATAACAAAGATGATTATAACTATATGAAATCTGCTTTAGTTAAACACTATGAAAACGGATTAATGAAGATCGTAAAAACGACTGCGGTAACAAATACGGACACAGCTAAAGAATTAGCGCGTAAAATTACAGAATACGTATCTTATTTAACTGAGCCTACTAATGAATATAACGCAATGGCAGTTACAAAACAAAATGATTATGGAGACATTTATATCATTTTGAATGGTAAGTCAAACAGTTATTTAAACATTGATTGGTTAGCTCAGACATTTCAGTTAGAATTTGCCGAATTTAAAGCGCACGTATTAGTTTTACCAACTTTACCAAGTACAAAACAAGGTACTATTGAAGCTTTAGTAGTTGATAGTGAAATCTATCGTGTATTTGACCAAAAATATAGCGTAGGCGTTGCGTACAATGCTAAAGGTTTATATTGGAATTATTTCTTGCACCACTGGGAAGGAATAGCAACGTCTAGATTTGCAAACGCTATTGCATTTGTTTCAGGTACTGTCACTGAAGAAGTCACAGCGATTTATGCGAATCCTCAAGTTGTACAGGTTAAAAAAGGTGGAAGTGTAAAAGTACCATTTACTGTACAGACTAGTGGATTGAATGCAAATATTAAGTTAACGGCAACAACAGACAAACCAACAATGGTTAGTGCAACGTTAACGGATGATTTAAGACACGTTACAATTAAAGGGTTACCAGATATTAATGCTGAAGGATTAACCACAGTAACAATTAAAGATGAAATTTCTAATGTCACATGTGGAATTAAGGTTGTTTATAACGAATAGTTGTGTTATAATATCGGTGTCATGAGTAGGACATGACCCCTCCTTTCTATTTATGTAAATTGCAACTTAGGAAAAAGAGTTATTAATTTAACTCTTTTTTTCTTTTTATTTAAAATTAGTTGAACATTCAACTATTTTTTATTATGATAGAAAAAGAAAGAGGTGATTAAAATGAAAATTATTTTAGTAGCATTGGTTTTTAATGGTTTGGATCTTATTACTGGAATTGTTGGAGCAATTAGAGATGGCGAACAAATAAAATCTAGTAAACTGAGGGATGGACTATTTAAAAAAGTTGGTTTTATCTTTTGTTACACGTTAGGCATTGTGATTAATTATGCGGAAACTTTTCTAACTCTTCCATTTTGTGTTGATTTAGTACCGGTGATAGGTACATATGCGATTGTCACGGAGGTTGTTAGTATTATTGAAAACATTTCAAAGATTAATCCTGACATATTACCGGACAAGCTAAAAGAATTAATTGGATATAAGGAAGGAGGTAAGTAATATGGGTATTATTGATGATGATAAACTACAAAATATTTTACCGAAATACAGTGAGTTAAAATTAAGCGGTGAAAATCTAGCTCAACAATATGTAAGTGCATTTAATACAGGTATGAATATTTACCAATGTATCAATCAATTGCAAGGTTATATTGAATGGGTGGTAAAAGCTGTGAATGATGTAGTAGTGCAGTGGAATGAAGTTGTAGGATCACAATTACAAGATTCTATTAATGCAAATAAACAAGCTACAACAGAACAATTTAATATTGAATGGCAGAAAAATAAAGCACAGTTAGACGCTGAAATTGAAGGAATCATACAAGATCAGTTTAAGCAAGACTGGCAAGAAAAAGAGAACGTAATAAATACTAATATTAATGCTGTTAGTACTGACTTAGCAACTTTTAAGAGTAAAACCAATACAACAATTTCTCAAAATCAATCAGACTTCAATACTTTTAAAGCAGAAACAAACACAAAATTTACAACAACTAAAAAAGAATTGACAGATTTAATTAATACCACTCTAAATTCTATTCTAAATTCTATTTATCCCGTTGGTTCTGTGTATATTAGTTTAACTAGTACTAACCCTGGTACTTATTTAAAAGGTACTTGGGAGCAGTTCGCACAAGGTAGAACACTTGTCGGTGTTGGTTCCGGAAGTGACGGTTCAAATACACAGACTTTTGCTGTAAATGATACTGGCGGTGAGTATAAACACTTGTTAACAAAGAAAGAATTGTCATTTATTGATTATGGCGCATTATTACAACAAAATGGTTCAGTAATTGGTGTACACTCGCATGGACCTGGTGAAAAGGGATCAGAAAAAATATCATTAATGCAACCATATTATAGTGTTTATTTTTGGAAACGTGTAAAGTAGCAAGTATTTAATACTTGCTATTATTTTTAGGAGGTAACCATGAAAAATAAAGAATGTGAATTATCAAGTATATACAAAATGACTAAACCGGAAGATATTCCTTATAACTTACCGGAAGGATTAAGTGTTTATTTTTACATCGAGTTTTATATGCAAGCCATGCACATACTAAAAGATGTGGACTATGAAAGATATAACATATGTAAAGAGAAACTACACGAATTAACAATATTAGAGGAGGAATTAAATTTATGAAACCCGGTCAAAAGTTAGTACATGATGGTCATGAGGTTTGCCTTTTTCCTATGGAAACAATGAATATCACGCAATGGTCAAGTTCAACAGCTGAGTCACATTGTTGTGGACATCCTTTTGACAATGCGATCAATGGACAAGTACGTGTACCCGTTTACGCTCCTTTTAGTTGTCATTTGTCATATAGTGATAATGTAGGTAATACACGCGCATACAGCTCAGACAATCCCGTTTGGACGCCTAACGGATTAAGCTATGTCACTGTCAGCTTTACGCATGATCCAAACCCACCAACCGCAACACAATATAAACAAGGTGATCTAATTTATCATACGGGCACGGCTGGGATGGCTACAGGTGACCACTGCCATATCGACCAAACTTTCACACAGAATGCCGGTCTAGTTTATTATGGTGTTACATGCAGATATGGAAATCAATGTTATGCGTTAAGTGGCTCAGTTCTACCAACGGAAGTATTTTATGTTAACGACACAAATATTGTAAATGGATACGGGCAACAGTGGAAAACATTTGAGGGTGGTCAACCACCAACACCACCCGAACCAAGTTACAAATATATTAAACATTATTTTATGTTAGATGGTCTAGGTATTGATTTTGGTTTTTATAAAACAAAAGAAGAGATACAACCAGGGCCAGGACCAGCTCCAGTTGGTAAATGGATTATACCTGGTGATATCAATAACACAAGACCGCTTACGGAAGATGAATCTAAAAACAATTGGATTGCTTTTTGGCAATTTTTTAAAGCGAAAGGGTGGACAGCAAATGCGGTTGCTGGTATATTAGGTAACTCGTATTTTGAAAGTACAGTTAACCCGAACCGATGGGAGGGTGATGTATCTTTCGCACAACCGGTTGCCTCTAGAGGTTACGGATTAGTACAATGGACACCATGGACGAAAATAATTGACTGGTTAAAAGAAAAAGGATATTACCCGGATGTTTCTAAGTTTGGACAAGGTGAATGTGAGCGAATTCAATGGGAAATGGAAAACAATCAGCAATGGATAGCTACAGCAGATTATCCCGAAAGTTTTGCTAGTTTTTCAAAATCCACCGCCGACCCTTATACATTAGCGATTGAATTTTTAGCAAACTATGAAAGACCAGCCGACCCGAACCAACCTCAAAGAGGAACTAAATCACGTGAGATATATGACTATATCAAAGATAAATAAAATAGTTGAACATTCAACTATTTTTTACTAATATAAAATAAAAGGAGATGATTAAGATGAGTATAGGAGTCGTAAACAGTCAATTTACCCCACAAAGCAAGATTTATCTTTTAAAAGGTTTAGAAATTGACGCTATGAACAACACATTTTGGGGTGCTTTCGATACACCCGAAAATCAATTTAATTTTTTCATTAATAACTATGATCATATTGAATTTGAAAATTACACATACCAAAGAAAAGATGGAACTGTAGTTGTGGACGGGTCTTATGATGATTTAAGATTATATAATTATATGATTTATAGGAATGGTGATACAGGGAACAAATCTAAATGGATTTACTGTTTCATCACAAGTTTAGGTTATTTAAATGATAATGCAACTAGTATTTCTTTTGAAACGGATGTAATACAAACATGGCGTTTTGAAATTGAAAAGAATTTTCTACCTAGTTTTATTGCATATGAACATAGGCCACAGTGGTATATTGATAAAAATATTGACAACCGTAGGCGTCCATGTATTAATACACAACATGAAAATATAGAGCTTGGGACTGATTTAGTTTCAACAAATCAAGCAAACATTAACCCTATGGAAAACTATTCTTTTGCGGTTATAGCCATGACATGCGATTTTGCTGGTAATGATAGTTATACGAGTGGACAGGCTGGAACACCATCACCATTGAATTATTACATATTTCCTTTTTCGAAACATAATGGAAATGATGTTAAAAAAATGCGAAATGGTGTAAGTGGCAGTAGTTATACAACACTTACAGGTTTAAGCGTAACATTGGATCACATTCGTAAGAATGAAAAATTAGTGGGTAAATGTGTTAGTATTATGGTTACGGATTCTATCCCTGGTTTAAAAGTTGTTGATGGCGTATTAAGTGTAGTATCACATAACTTTAATGGAGTGCATGAAGGTGATATTGATTGCCTTAAAATTCTAAGTGGTACAATGAATAATATGTATGTTAATAATGATGATGAATATCCCGTATATGATTTAGGCAGAAGTATAGAGGCATTTATAGGATATAATAAAAACAGTAAACTATACTCATATCCATATAGCTACTTAATGATTAGTAATAACAATGGTGTTAATAAAATATTTAAAAATGAATTATGGAATGATCCTTATGATATTAAATTTGTGATGGTTGGAAACCCATCATCCAGCAAAATTAATATTATTCCTAAGAATTATAAAACTTATGATGAGATTGGAAAATCAACACTTATAAATATGGATAACTCTTTTGAAAGTTCGTATGAGCTTTCAATACCAATTATAAACGATACCACGGCAATGTTAATGCAATCGTCACGAAACTCTATGAATGTTGGATTATCAAACATTAGGCGTAGTAATGAAACAGCCTCAGCAATTGCTAGTGCAACAGGTAATGCAATGAGCGCACAAACAAGTATTCAAAATAATTTAAATTTGAGTACTGTCGGAAGAAACACAAATTTAGCTAACAGTTTAAACGATTTACAAAACAAATCGAATATGATAAACGCTAGTATCGGTGCAATTGGTGGTATTACAAGCGCATTAACAGGTAATATTGGCGGTGCGGTTGGCAGGTTAGTTGGAGCTGGTTTAGGTATGACACAAACGGCAATGCAAAATCAAATTAATACAAAACAAACGAATTTACAAAACGCAAATGCACTTGCAAATGCAAACGCACAAGCAAGTGCAAATACACAATCAACCGCAATCAGTAACCAATTAAGAGAGTTAACAACACGTTATCAAAATCAGACTAACATTCAAAACGCAATTGATACGTATAACGCTAAAATTCATGATGCACAAGCAACTGCCGACAGTATTGTAACCGGTTCAAATGATTTAATGCGTATATTATCTTTAGATCTTAATACATTAGTAATATATGCGTACAAGCCTACAGATGAATATTTAGAAAGATTAAATAAAGTATGGGACATGCGTGGTTATGCTACAAATGTTATTGATTATCCTAACTTACATTCTAAAATATCATGGAATTATATCCAAACTGTTAAGTGTAACATTAGTGGTGATGGAATAGATCCGAGCGACCTGGAAAAAATAAAACGCGTGTTTGACAATGGCGTGACTTTATGGCACTCAAAAAATATCGGTGATTATTCTAGATCAAATGGAGAAAGATATGATATGTCAGAAATTGATAAATTCGGAAATTATAAAGATAAAAAAGTACATTAATATAAAAGGTTGACTGTTCAACCTTTTTTATTTAACATATAGTTAAAGAAGGAGATGATTAAAATGGATTTATTGAATGATACGAGTTCGTTCACAGATTATTGTATAAACGCGGTTGATGTTGCTACTATGAATAATGGAGAGGCGGATTTTATATATTATACGTATTTACAAATGTTAAGTTTAAACATGTTTAAATATAAAGGTTTACCGGAGTCCATTAATACATTCTATTTAGAATATGTTTTACAAACACGTGGTTACATTGGCTTTTATGATGATGAAAGGTTAGGATTAATTTGTAGTGAAATTACATTAGGCGGTAAGTTAAACCATTATCAAATGCCAACCGAATACCATACAGTTTCAACAAGCCCACTTGTGAAAAAGAATTTATCAAGTAATGAATGTGTAATTATGAAAAACAGTCCTTTATATGTTGGTATTTTTCCATACTTAAATTTTTTCGCTAAGAAACTAGCATTAACAAGTCGAACGATGGACCAAAATTTGAGAATGCAATGGACACCGTACATCATTACAGGTGATAAGCGTATGTTACAACAATTCAAAGTGTTTATGAAGAAGATTTTACAAGGGGTTCAAACGATCTTTACTTCAAAAGGATTTAGAACGGAAGACGTTAACGTACTAAATACAAACGCACCTTTTATTGCGGACGAGTTACACGGTATGAAACAAGCGATTTTGCGCGAGTGTATGACTTTATTAGGAATTGAAAATGCCAACATGGACAAAAAAGAACGATTAGTATCGGATGAGGTCAACGCTAACAATCAACAGGTTATTGCTTCTCGTAATATTTGGCTAAGCGAACGTAAAAAAGCGATTGACGAATTAAATAAGAAATTTAATTTAAACGCTAGTGTTGAGTTTGCACCATATGAGGATTTTGAAGACATCTTGAAATTGATTGAATTAGATTCAAACACAAGTATTAAAGATTTTAATATGAATAAAAATTTGGATGTTAAAGAAGGTGATGACAATGATGAGTAATTTAAAAGTTCCTAACTATTTGTTGAGTTTGCAAAGTCCGGTGCTTGCTGAAAATACTGAAACAATATGTGGTGTATGTCACAATTTAGCATTAATAGAATTAATTGACTCTCAATATAAATTAAGCGATATGGAAGTGTTAGAGATCGCACGAAAAAAGATTTTCGATTTTAACTATAAATTTTATGATGATGATGAAAAACGTAAAGCTTTTGAAACTGGTATTTTAAAACATTTTTGGTTTGACGAGATCGGTCAAGAAACCTATGCGTATTGGAAATTCGAACTCCAACACTGGTTTGAAATCAATATGGACCGATATTATACGTTATTTAAAACTATTCCATTTCAAGATCAGGATGACCCAACCGCAAACACAAACTACACGGAAACTTATACACGTGATAGTCGAGGTAACACACAAGCGAGCGGAGAAGATACGAGTATCGCTTTACAATCTGTAACCCCTGAAGGACGTATTGACATTGAAACAAACGACTATGTTAATAACATCGCTAAGACAATTACCAAGCCAAAAAATGCGAATGATACAACAGGACATGAAGAATACAGCTTTAAGCGTAAAGGTAATATCGGTATACAAACACTAGCGGAAGTGTTACAAGGTTCAAGACGTGCGGTTATTACCATTGAAAACGAGTTATACATGGAATTACAGGAATACGGATTATTTTTCAATATTTTTTAGGAGGTAAAAATATGAATATTGATGTAAATAAATATTATACAAATGGTATGAGTGTAAGATATGACGGATATGTTAAACGTGATGGCTATGTATGGATTCGTTGGATTGGTGGTAGTGGTAAACGTCGCTGGATGGAGTATTCAAATGACAAAATCAATTGATTGGTACAGCCCTACTAGCATAAAGTCATACAACAAATTTTTAAATTTCATCATTGGTGGTCGTGGTATCGGTAAAACATATGGATTCAAAAAAGACTGTATCAGCCGATACAAGAAAAAAGGGAAACAATTTCTTTATTTGAGAAGATACAAAACGGACCTAAAGAAAATCAAAACATTTTTAAATGATCAGTTTGAAAATTTTAAAGATGATGAATTTAAAATAACAGGTGGTAGTAACTTTACCACCTTTTATATTAATGGTTGTGAAATGGGTTATGCAACATCTTTAACATCTTTTGCCAGCTTAAAATCAACAAGTTATGTTGATGTGGACACAATTATTGTTGACGAATTTATACCCGAAAAAGCCGGATTCAATGCATACATACCGAATGAAGTTGAAATCTTATTAAACATCATCGACTCTATATTTAGACAGCGAGAAGGACATGTATATTTATTAGCAAATAACGCAAGTATCGTTAACCCTTATTTTAGTTATTTTGGTATCACACCCAACCCAAACAAAGAATTTAATACATTTAAAGGTAGTGAATCCGTCGAGCAAATTGTTGTTCAAATCTGTCAAAATGAATATAAAAAAGGAAATAAAGAAAAATCAAAATTCCATAAATTAATATCGGGAACGACATACGGTGAGTATAACGCTGGTAAGTTTGCATATGATACAAACGATTTTATTAAAAAGAAAACACCGGAATGTGATTATTTATGTACATTATATTTTGAAGGTGTATATTATGGCGCATGGGTTGATATGAATACAGGATATATTTACATTAATCAACAGACGAATAAAGAGTATGGTTATTGCTATAACATAGGAACTACTACCCGTGAAAATATGATGATCGCTAAGTTATGGCGTAAGGACCAACGCTTGAACGTATTAATACGATCATATCGTGAGGGATGTGTTTATTATAACAACCAGGAGACTAAAAGATTATTAAGTTATATATTGAGTAAATATTAAAAGAGTGATATTAATTATCACTCTTTTATTTTAATAAAGTCTTTAAGATCATGTTTATTGACAGTATATAAATAATAATCATGATTAGCACCATATTTATTATAATACTTGATATACGCATCCCAAACAATTTTATAATCTTTAGAATGCACAACAATTAAACCGTCAAACGTAAAATAAAATTCTAATTCAATTTTAATATCTGTGTTCATGTTTATCACCTATCAATTCTCAGAATACATCTTTACAAAATAAGCATGGATATATTCGTGTTTAACAACACTAGAACGTAAAAGATAATACTGTCGGTAACTTATTAGTCCTTGATTATAATAGGACTGTATTAAATTCTCACGCTCAATATCACTTGTAATGCCGAGAGTTAGATTTAACTCGGCACACAAACGATTTAAACTAGTGTAATTACTCATGTTAACCTCCTAACTATTTTTTACAATTCTACATACTTCTTTTAAATTATTATTAATGCACTCACTCAATTCCATATATGATTGATAGTCAATGTCTTTATCATCATAAATATCTTTACACATATCAATACATACATTAATATAATCCGATAAACTTTCTAGGATATTCCCCAACTCGTGAAAACCAGCAATTCCATTTAAAGCACTATCTCGTGTGTTCTTGATATACTCCTTATACTTTTCTTTTGTCATTTTGTTGTCCCTCTCTTTCTTTACACTCATATTATAACACAAGCATTCTAGAATACAAGTGTTTTTATAATTTCACATAATCCACTACCGACCCACGTGGGTCATTGTTTCACGTGGAACATTGTTGGATTGGGTTGTGTTAGGTTAGGTTGTGTGG